GCCTTCTGCGCATCCTTCAACCGGTTCTCGGCCTGCGTCGCCCGGTCGGTCATGTTGGACAGCTTCAGCCGCGCCTGTTCGAGCCTGATGGTCGCGGCCTCGGCCTGCGTGCTGCCCTCACCATGCTTGGCGATGGCATTGGCGACGCTCTCCTCGGCGGCACGCACCTGATTCGCCGCCGCCTTCTGCTGGAGCATGGCCTGACGGTATGCGGCCGTGGATTTCGCCACGTCACGCTCATAGGATTTCAGCACGTCAGCACTGAAATCGTTCGCCGACTGTTTGAACCCGTTTTTGAACGCGCGTCCGAACAGTCCGCCGCTTTTGCCGCCGTTCATGCTCGAATCGAAAGTCTTCGACGCGGCCTTGCCGCTCGCGCCGACCTCCTTGTTGACCGCGCTGCGGAAACCCTTCATCGACGGGAACACGCTGATGTGCGCGGAACCAAGTTCGCTGCCGAACGCCATGCGGCACCTCCACTATTCAGTTTTGTCCAAATCAGTCCTCGTAGAGCGTCCGGAATACCGGGCTCATGCTTTTGGTCTGTTCGCGCAGCCGCTCATGCTCGGCCTTCTCCCTATCCGCCCGCAATCGTTTCGCAAGCGAATCGAAAGGCTTCGGATACTCGTCGCTGCCAAGCGCGTAGATGACCGGTATCTCACCCCACCGGGCCGGATAATCCAAGCCGTTGAACTCCGCGCCCGTGTAGGATGACGGATCGCCGATAATCTGCTCAAGGAGCGCTATCGCGTCGCCATAGCGGAGCCTGCCGCCAAGATCGGCCTGCAGACTCCACCCATGCATCGTGAAATCGGCTCGGATCACACTCCCGTGTTCGGCGAGCTGGCGGGCGAACCATTGGATTTTCCCAGTGAGGCGCCCTGAGCGCGCACTACCGCGTCGCCATAGTCGGACAGGAGGTTGAACACGACCTGCACCGGTTCGCCGTTCAGCTGCTTCGCCTGCTTGTCGCCAGCGAAGGCGCTCAGAATGCGCTTGAGCTGTTCGACGCTCTCCGTATCATCGGACGTGTTCGAAAGTCTCGTGAAATCGTCGATGCTCATCGACAATGGGAGCTTGTACGTGCGTCCGCCGGGCACGAGCGCCCAATACACATCGCCCTTGATGATGTGGCGCACCCTGTAGTTCTGCGCGATGGAAGCGAACGCCTCCTCGTCGTTTTTTCCCGTCCACTGGTCGAAATCCTCGACGGTCGGCTTGAAGTCGGTGGAAGTGGAAGTCATTGTCTTGTCCTATCTGCTTTTCGCCTGCCTGCCGTGAAAAAAGAAGATTCCCGGACCACGCAGACAGGCGAGATAGACGGTCCGGGAAGATTTTCGTCCGCCGGTCAGGCGGCGCGTGCGGTGACGGTGACAGTCAGATCGGGTGAGGTCACGCCGTCATAGGTGGCGTTGATCCTCGCGCTTCCGGCCTTGACGGCGGTGAGCGTGCCGCCATCGACGGTCGCCACGCCTGCATCCTTGGATTTGAACGTGGCCTGTCCGGTCACGTCCACGGTGGTCTTGTCCACATGTGTGGCGACGGCCTTGAGCGCGAGCTTCGCGCCTTGGACGACCGACGGCTTCGTATTGCCGTTAGCCGAGGTCACGGCCACCGCCGTCACGCTTTTGGGTCGTACCAGCTTTCGATCCAGCGCGTGTTCGGATGCTCCGCATCCACATACAGTGGATCCTTCATCCATTCGACGGTCAATGCTCGCCCTGTGACCGAGCCACGCTCCTGCTGGTCCGGCTCGTTGCCGGTGACCTGCATGACGCCGGCACGACGGTGCACACGCCCAGTGTCGAAAGTCTCCTCCTCATACACCATCCACTTCGCATCCTGGATGATGTCGGCCACGTGGTAGACGCCCTGGGCGTCCGGCTCGCCGATGGTGATCTTGCGTGTCAGCGCATTGTTTTCGGCCGGACTGAACGTCTGCGTGAGGCTGGTCGCCAACGGCAGCTTCTTATACCCGTCCTGCAAAAACTCGAGCGGGTCGTCGCCGTCGCGCGAATCCTGGTTGCCGCCGTCGGACTTGACGAGTCCGATGCATGCGGTCGACCGATTGTAGGCAGCCGGAAGTTCCGGCGTCGCATTGCTGGATGCGATCATCTCCGGCGTGATCTTGTTTTCGTTGGAGTACGGGACGATCATGATGGCGGCGGTGACGAGCGCCTCCACCTGTCCCAGATCCATGCCTTGACTGTCTTTGGCCATGGCGTTTCCTTTCTATAATTGTCTGATTCCGGCCGTCGAATATTCGGCGGTCATGTAGTAGCGGCACCATGCCGCGTCCTCGCTGACCGGGTACGGGCCGTTGCAGCCGTCAGGCACGACGGCGCAGATGCGGCTGCCTTCGGCGAATCCGATGAGGATGCCTGGCTCGCCGGTCAGCAGCCCGTACACGCGGGCCGCCAGATCACGGCATGGTTTCGTATCGTTGCGTGTCCATCCGAGCACGCTGACGCCTATCGACCTGTCGAACGTCACGCGGTCGGCGGATTGCGTGCCGCCGTCATCACGCACGACCACGAGCGGATAGGAGCCGCCGTAACCATCCGGAATGCGGTTTCCGACCTGCAGGCCGGGGATGTCCGTGATGTTGGAGCGCAGCCATCCGGTGAGGAACAGTTCGAGGTCTGGTGGAATGACGCTTGCCATCAGACCCTCGCCTTCCTCAACGCTTTGGCCAGATTGCCGGTCCGCGCCTCCACGAGCAGGGTCTTCGGATCGTGGCCGACGACCATGACGGTCGTTCGGTGCTCCCTTTTGACCTCCTCGATTCCGAGGCCGTCGCGGTATGCGCCGGTATCGACTGGAGCTGCCGCCCTCGCGCAGGCGAGGGCCCTGTTCGCGGCCAGCATGGTGAGCGACTTGACTCCCGCGCTATTGAGAATCCCGTCGAAGAACTTCGGGTTGAAGTCGACCGATATCCTGTTTTTCGCCATTGTCAGCCCTTTCTTTCCGTCAGACGGCATTCCAAGGTCGGGCGCCATCCGGTGAATGCGTTCGCGTCCTTCGAGGGGAATCCGTCGACTTCCCACAAGCGCCCGTCGTCGGGGTCTGCGCGGATCCGGTCGCCGATTTTCACGTCGGCTGTCGGATCCGGGATGGTGAGGTACGCCGTTGATTCGGTTTGTGTGTCGAGCGTGTCCGGCGTACGGGTGCTGGAGCTGGAGGCGAGGGCGCCCATGATGACGAGCTCGTCCGGAGGCACGCTCCAGTCCGGCTCGTTCTGCGCGGGATTGTACGGGTCGGGTTTGCGTGAGGCGCGCAGACGCCGCCATTTGGTGGCGCCCGGCATGCTGAAGGACGAGCCATGGCCGAGATAATCCAACGCGGAAGTCACGGCTTCACCCCCCACGACAAGCGGTAAGGCTGCAGCGTGCGCTTCTCGGAATCGAAAAGCGCCACGTTAGGCACGCCACCATCGGAACCCGACCGGTAGGTGACGCTTGAGCCATTCGTGGATTGGGAGGATACCGTGCCGGGCACCTGCATCACACGAGACGCGATGTCCAGCAGGATCATCTGCACTTCCGGCACATCCTCCAAATCCCAGCCATCAGTGATGGTCGCTTCCACACTCCCCGGCAGATCAGGGAAGGCGACGCCATTGACCAGCACGAGGCTCCCAGCCTCGCCGAAACGCGCGTCCTGCACGTGCTCCACACCATCGAGCTTGAGGCTCGAGAGCGCGGTCACATGCTTGGATGGCAAGAGCAGCGAGTCGCCGCCATGACCATCCAAGCGAATCGTGCGGGTGACGGAAGGCGCGACATGCCAGCCGCAATACTTGCGAATCGCAGCCTGAGCGGCCCTCATCTTGAAACCGGCATCGACTTGGAAAGAGTCGGCGCTTGGAATCAGATCACCAATCACGGCAGTCATGCCGCACCCCCAATCACTTACTTGGCTGCCATCAGGCCAGCGGCCACCAGAGAATCGATAAGCGCATCGAATTCCTGCTTGGTCGGCGCGTCAGAAGCTGCCTTTGGCACATTCTTCGCCACCGGAAGAGAGGCGGCACCGCCGATGGTGACCGGTTTGCCCTTGGCGTCAAGCGCCACAAGCTCCGCCACGTCCTGTGTCTTGTCGACGTTCGTCTCTTTCGGAGTGGCGAAGCGCACGTACTTCTGCGTCATGATCAGGCCGCCTTACCGAGAGTGACCTTCACGAAGGCCTTTGGATACTTGACCTGCAGGCCCAGACGCTCGGAGACGCGGCACTTCTGCTTGAAGTGCAGGAAATCGTCGGTGTCGGAGTCGGTCATCTTCACGACCAGACCGCCCTTGCGCAGCACCTTGGCGCTCTTGAAGGCGCCGACCAGCGCGGTGCCTTCGGTGATGGCGGCGGTGGCCACGGTCGGGATGTTCCAAAGCTTGGCCCCATCGGTCAGGTTGAGGTAGTTGCCGTTCGCATCCTTGGCGATGGTCAGCTTCCAGAAGTCAAGCGGGTTCATCACGTAGGCGTCGGCTTGGAAGTTGGTGGTGGTGGTGATCTGCAGGGCCGCCTTGGACAGACGGTCGGCGTCGGACAGTTCATCCTTATCTATCGTCTGAATTCCACGGTTGAACAGGCCGGTCAGATTGTTTTCACTGCCATCGCCGGACAGCAGCTGCGATTCCTCCTGCAGCTTCAGGTCATACTGCGCGGCGTCGTTGATTTCGCCGATGACCCAGGACAGATCATCCATCATGTCCTCGCTGATGCCGAAGAAGCTGGCCACCTTGCCGATCTTGTCCTGCTTCCAAGTCGGGTCCTTCCAATGGACCTGCGGGGCTGCGCCGGTCTCCTCGACCATCTTGGCGTTGCCTTCCAGCTCATCGAAAACCGGATACTGCAGGACGGTGCCGGTGATGGCGCCGGTAGAGAACAGGTCGGCCACAACCAGCGGACGCTGATACGGGCGAGCAGGCTCGGTATCAGTCTGGGTCAGATACGGCGTGTAACCGGCAGACGGCGCACCCTCGACATTGGTGTCGGTGTTCGCCTTGCACTCGACCTCGTAGCCATGAGCGATGGCGGACTTCACGTCAAAGCCCGCCGTCTGCATGGACTTGACGTAATATTCGCCGACGCTCTTGGCATGGATGGCATCGGAGCCACCGACATGCTGCACGCCAGACTTGGCATTGAGCTGTCCGATCTGCGTGAGCAGGTCATCGGTCTGCTTCATACCGTCCATCTGACGGTCGATGCCCTCGATCTCAGCCAGCGCGTTCTTCACGAATGCGATGGTGTCGCCATCCGCCTTGCCAGCGGCCAGCAGACCCTGCTTCTCTTCGAGCTGCTTGACAAGCGCGGCTCGCTTTTCCTTGAGAGATGCCATTGCGGTCACTCCCCTTTCCGCCCGATGCGGGCAATCTTGATTGCGAGTTGCAACGCTTCCGCTTCGGAAAAACCGTCCGGCTCCTCGGACTTGACCCCTTCAGGCTCCTCGTTCTTGGCTGCACCGGCATCCGATGCCTTCGCATCGTCACTCTGGTCATTGTCATTGTTGTTGTCGGACTGAGTGGTGTTCTCAGCCACGAAATCTTTGAGCTTCTTCGCCTGACCTGTCAGGTCATCGGCGATCTGCGAGAGAATGTCTAGATTCTTCTGCGAGAGGGGGCGTCCGGTCTTCAACCGGCTCAGCGCGTCCTTCACGTCCACGATGCCGGTATCCTGATTCGCGCCGATCGGGACGAAGGATGCCTCATACACCTTCAATTCGCGCAGTTCGTTTGCCTTGGTGCCGTCATCAAGCTCAACCTCGCCCTCGTCCACCACGTCGAATGCGAAGGACAGTTGTGTCAGACGCTTTTCCTTGATCAGGTGGTAGACCTGCGCGGCCTTCGGAGAGTCCATGTCGAAATGGCCTTTAATCCACCAGCCGTGATCGTCCTCGCCCATCGAATCGACGCCGCCGATGTTGTAATCGGGGTCATCCATACGATGCCCATACAATACCGGCAGCGTGTTGCCGCTGTCCTGCCATGCCTTGATCGTCTTGTCGAACGCGCCGTTCGCCACCACGTCACCGTAACAGTCGGGTTCGCGGGTGAAAGTGGAAGGGTAGGCGATGAATTCGCCGTCCTTGAGCGCCGCGTCCTCGCCGTCTGCCTTGAATCGGCAATCGAAATCCTTAAAGTGCATCATGCACCTCCTTGAAATGCGTTCGCATGTCCTCCGTCTCCTGCAATGCCCTCACACCGGCATCGAATTGCCCCAAACCGGCCTTGATGGTCAGGTCGGCCTGCAGTTCGTTCTGCCATTTGAGCCATTTGATGTCATCGACGCCCATACCGGCGCCGAAACGTGATCTGACGCTCTTCTCCAGGCGGTCATGCCAAGTATTGACGATGACGGCTGTTTTCTCGCCGTCATCCGATTCAATGGCCGAACCGTCGGCTGGACGCGACGGGTCACCTCCATCCTGCGGACTTGACTGGCCGCCCTTGGTGACATTGAGCGGCACAACCAGTTCGTCACCGCCATCGACGCGCGGCAGATTCTGACTGGCGCGCGCCTCATTCGGCGTAATCCACGGAGCTCCCACCGAAGTACTCATCACACTGGCCTGCTCCTCGAAATCGCCGGAAAGCTTGCTGCGGATGTCGAATTCGATGTAATTCGCGTCCGGCGCACCGACCTTCGGAGCGAGGAAAGTGTTTATCCTGTCCTCGATCATGCGCATGGTCGGACCAAGCGTCTCGGAATACAGCATCTTGCGGAATTCCTTGGTATTTGAGAAATTTGCGTTATCAAGGATGCCGACCATGACAGGCGAGACGTGGTAGACGCTTGCGACGGTGGACAGCGAAAGCTTCGTGACCTCGCTGAATTCCTCCTCGCGAGCATTGAAGCCCAAACGCTTCAACTCCATGCCATCCTCAAGCAATGGCGTGGCACCGGCCTGCGCTCCCTTGTCGGTGAATTCCTTCCACCCGCGCATGAAACGTTCGCGGTCGGCGTCATTCCATTCCGGCGCATCCTTCGGACGCACCAGCACGCTGCCGATACGGCCGCCGCGCTTCCACACCTGAGTGCGATACGACCATGCCTGAATCTGCTCGTTGATAATGTCCTTCAAGGCCCTCACGGGAGTAACGCCCTGCGTCGGGTCGTCCGGATTCCACCCGTGGAACACAAGCATGTCGTCGGCCGGCACATCATAGTATGACGTGCCCAAATTAGGATAAACGCGATAATAGGCCGGCTGGAACACACTGCCATCACGCTTCGCCTGCACCCAGCATGGCGGAATCGGCTGAATCTGCCAGCTACCGAACTTATCGGCATCCCGATCAGGCGTCTGCATGACAACCCAGTAGGCGTTATCGTAAAGCGCCAAGTCAGCCACAAGCTGACGCATCAACTCATAGCCCGTCATCGTGCCGTTCGGCTGCTTCAGCAGATTTATCAGCACATCATCGGTCACACGCTGCCTGTCCGTATCGCTGACACGCTCGAATTCCTTCAAGCCGACCTGAGCGACATTCCGCGCCAGGAAAGTAATCACGGTACGCAAATGCGGCTGTGTCTTGAAAAGCTCGGCCTCCGTCTGACCCTGAATCACGGCCATCTGGTCGGACAAATCAAAGGAAATGCTGTAGCGCGGCTGGAAAACGTTCCTCAAGGCGCTCCAAAGGCCCATAAGGCACCTCCAATCGCTTCAAAAAATCAAAGAATCATCAATCCATGCCCCGAATAGGCGGAAGCCTTCGCCGGTTCGACATCCACGGCCTGCATGGTCTCCAAGGCGTACAATGCCTGCGATTCGGCCACCAAGCCGGAAATCTGCAATGCGGACTTGGTGCGGTCCCACACCTCGACCTCGCCAAGACGCCGTGACACGGCCACGGGAACCTGCTGTTCGATGGCGGGCTGCGGAAGATGCCGTAGTTTGCCCTCGCGCACACGGTCCAGGAAGCGGCCGCAGCACGCGCCGAGGCGGAAGCCTTCGATGAGATGCACCGTCCACCCTTTTTCGGCGAGCGGGTCGATGAAGTCCACTGCCGGACAGCCTTTGCCCTGCACGGCGATCTCCGTGATATGCGGCCAACGCTCCTGCAGCAGGTCGAGATAATGCGGCACCCACAGCATGCCGTCACGGCGAGCGATCAACTCCACATGCGGCAAACCGTCCGCACGCATTCCAGCTGCGGCCACATACGTGGTCTTCCTGTCCGCGCTCGTATCCACGGACAGCACCACTCGATTCTCATTCGGAATCGTGGAACGCGAGTCGATGCCGCTGGCCCACATTTTCGGGTTGATGAAAGGAATGATGTCAGCCGTGACCCACTGGCACAGGACTTCCGTACGGAACGCGGCCTCGGTCATGCCATCGATATCGGACCGAACCGACATAACAGTCATCGGCCCATAGCCGAGCGACGGATTCGCCTGGCGAATAGCATCGGCGTCATCCACCGGACACTTGTCAGGCGCACTCCACTCGAAATATCCGAAGCTGCCGTCCTGTTCGCCGGACAGGAACACGTCGGCCGGATTGCCACCGTCTGCACTCAGACGCGTCCACTCGTCAACAAGCTTTCGGCCCTTGTCCACCTGCTTGCGAAGCGCGACGCTGCGATAATCGCCAGCGTTCGAAATGCCCCACAACTGGCTCGACCAGACGGCCTTCGTGGTCTGCGACACCGCATTCCAGCCATCGTCCGTATGCTGCTCACGCAACTCATCGAACACGACACGCGCCGCCGACTTGGCTCGAATGTTCTTGTCGGCACGGACTATGTACCGCGCCTTCGAGCGGGTGATGATCGCTTCCTCGCCGTTCGTGTTCACGAATTTCTGCGTCATCGCGGCGAGATCCGGAATCACCAGATCCGCTTCCTCGTCGGTAGAAGGCTGAGGATTGCACCATTCCTTGACCTGATTGTAAGGACCTTTCGCGTTGTCCAATGTCTGCGCGGCACCGACCACGAGGAATTTCACCGGCGGCACTCGGTCGGGATGCTTGTTGGAGTCCACGAACAGCCACCATGCGGCCAGCACGCCCATCAGCGTGGTCTTGCCGTTCTGTCTGGCCACAAGCACGATGACCTTGCGGAAACGATAGCTGCCATCCTCCAGCAGTTCGAGCGCATGGACGAGCAGCCACTGCTGCCACGGATAGAGATGCACGTGCAGCATGATTTCCGCGAACGCGATCACCGCGAAACCATTGCTCGTCTCCCTCGTCAACGGCCTGAGCGGCGGAGTGAAGATGCGCGGCAGGGTCACGCCATGCCTCTCATCGTCGATGGCACCGAAAACCGTAAGATTCTCAGACGCCATCGCAACCTCCTCAGCCGAAACGCTTCATAAACTCATCCATCTGCACGATCTTCGAACTGGAAGATACCGAAGCGGTATTAGACGTGGCTTGCCGAGCCTCGCCAGCCAAAGCGTTACGAGAAGAAGGCGTGGCACCAAGCTGCGTGAGCACATTCATCAAATGCGGCACCAGATACAGGGCCTTCGTCACCTCCACCCCAGTACCATGCGCCACCGCGTAATCGATCTGCGCACAAATCATACGACCGGACTGCACAAGAGCCGTGTCAGCATCTCCGATAGACTCCCCCAGCCCATCGATCGTCTTCTCATACGCCTGCAGCAGACCATTCTCACGCTTCTCTGGAGCATCAAGCAGACGCATGCGCTGCTCGCCGATGGAAAGACACTTGTCAATCATCCTCGCGTCGCCCTTGAGCGCACGCGGATACGCTGCGCGATAAAGATTATCCAAGCGGTCAAGCTCCACCTGCCGCTCAGTATCCACATCCTTACCACGCTGATTCTCCTTCAAAACGCGACGGATCGCGTTCTCGGCAGACTTAACGTCGCGGAACCCCAGCTCGTCACGAATCTCGGCAATGCTCATGGAAGCGGAGAACAGCTTCAGTGCTTTCCTGTCCTTGTCAGCAGGCATCGGACACCTCACTCAGTGGTAAAATCATGCTCCTTGCCGTCACAGCGTGGAATGATGCCAGTGTGCTCTTGGAAACGTCGGCAGATGACATCGCCATATCGAGGGTCAAGCTCGCAAAGCACGGCGCGCATCTTCAAATCATATGCGGCTATAAGAGTGCTTCCCGATCCTCCGAACGGGTCGAAAACGGTGCCGCCAGGCGGGCATGAGTTGCTTATCATCGCCTCGATAAGCCCGACTGGCTTCATGGTCGGGTGCTCCGCGTTGCGTGAGGGCTTGTCAAACTCGAATACCGTGGCCTGCTTGTTATCGCCGTACCAGTGGTCGCCGCCACGGCCAAGCCTTCCGGTGCCACCGGGAGTGAACCAGTAAAGAATCGGCTCATGCTTCCACTGGTAGTCGGAATGACCAAGGACGATGGTGTTCTTTACCCAGACAAGGTTCTCCCGGAACATGCAGCCTGCGGCCTCGAACGCCTCCTGGAAGAACGGCCTTGCCGTGTCGGAGTGAGCCACATATGCCGGAGTGCCAGGCTTGGAGCATCGGACTATCTGAAGGAAGGCGTCGGCGACTACCTCCTGGAAATCCACGCCGGAATCGTTCTGAATGGTCAGCTTATCCTTCGTCTTGCCTTCATACGAGACGCCATACGGCGGGTCAGTCCAGACGCAATCCGCCTGCCCCCCCAAAAAAACGCTTTGTCCACGAGAGCGTCATCAGTGCAGGAGCCGACGGCGAGAACACTGTCGCCTAGCTCCCAAATCTGGCCTTCCTTGGTGAACGTCTTGCCATCATCGGGCACGTCTGGCGCATCATCGGGGTCATTCAATATGGACGGCTTGCCTGCGGATGCAAGAATCGTCTTCAAATCATCCTCGGAATATCCAGTGCCCTCAAGGTCGGACACCGACTGGAGGATGACAGCCAAATCAGCCTCGTCATAGCCACCTAAATCGGCTAGACGATTATCAGCCAGCACGATCTGTGCAGCCTGATCGTCGTCAACATCGACCGTGGTTGCCTGAATGGTCTTCCAGCCGAGCTGCTTCGCAGCGAGATACGTGTGATTGCCGGCTAGAATCTCCATCTGCTTCGAAGCGTTCGTGCCGATATTCACCACAATCGGACGATACTGGCCACGCTTGCGCAGAGAGGATGCGATGGCATCCACGTCACCGCGACGTGGATTACGACGATACGTGTGGAGTTCGGAAATCGGGAACTCCCGCACCTCAAGATTCATCGTCACCTTCTCCTTTCATCATTAACGCCCCTCACGCGCGCGATGGGGTACCGAACGCAGCGGGGAGAGGAAGACCAACCACGCGGGACGTCTTGCACCCTTTCGCTGTTTTTACGATTTCACCGCCCCTACCCCTCGTGTTGGGCTCATGCTGTTGTTATCCATTGTCTTGAGAGTGTTCCGATTGGTGCTGGCGGGTCTTGGTTGCCGCGCAATCGGTTGCAGCTGGTGTGGCTTGGTTTGAAGCCTGCCTGGTCGAATTGGAGTTCGGGGTGCTTCGAGACTGGGTAGAGGTGGTCGAGGTTGAAGCTGTCATCGCTTGTGTTCTTCGGTGCTGAATAATCTATCGGCATGCCGCAGAGCCAGCAGACTGCATGCTGTGCCTTGCACTGTGCGAAGAATGCGGCCTTGTCTTTCTCGAATTGGCGGCTGGTCTTGCGCGTTCTTCCTGGCATACGATCACCGCCTTGTTGTGCTTCGGGCTGGAGTCGAACCAGCGCATGGTGTGGGATGCACTATCTTTTTATCATCACGGGCATTCGATTCAAAGAAGTAGGAAGCCATGGCCGGTAAGGTATCCGTCCTCTGGTATCTGTGCTATCCCTCGTGCTCTGCCACTGAGCTACCGAAGCTTGATATGAATAATGGCCCAGCTATCATTATGCTGAGCCATTCATTCTACGAACATACGACAGTATAGCATTTCAACGGTGACAGTCAAGTAGTGCAGCCAACTCGCCGAGGTTGAACGTGTACTGCCGCTTGTGTTCCGTCGGCGTGGCGTGCGACAGTTTGCCGCGTTTGAGCCATTGGCTGATGAGGTTGCGTGATATGGTCAGGCCGTAGCGTTTGAGTTCTTTTGCCGCGTCGCTGGGTGTGCCGGTGATTTGCACTTGCCATAGTCTTTCGTCTCGGGCTGCTTTGATTGCTGGCGCCGCCCATTCACTGTGGCAGCCTTGGCATGTGACCGATTCGGCTTCCGGCGTGCCGGTGAGCATGCTGTCGCATTTTGGGCAGGTGCCGAGGATTATGAGCTCGTCTTCCGGTGTGAGCGCTTGCTCGTTGCGTCGGATGATGTGTTCCAGGGCGGCGTAGTCGTCGGCTGCGGTGCTCATCGTCAATATGGTATGCCGGTTGCTGATGATGGCATACCATGCTTTCCGCCAGTCGTATCCGGCGTATGCGGCGCGTATTTTGCCTGCCTGTTCCGCCAACCATGCTTCGCTGTCTGCGATGAGGTCTTGAGCGTGGGTGTCGATGGGCAGTGGCGCGTTGCCTTTGTTTGGCGTGTGTCCTGTGGGGCCGATGTGCGCCTGTCGGAGCATGATGCTTCGCAGGGCGGGCAGTTGGACGTGGCCGAGTTGGCGGATCAGCGTCCAGTAGGTTTCGCGGCAGTTTGCGCAGAGCATGTTCGCCGTCGCCGTTTTCATGGGCTTATGGCAGTGCTGGCAGTCGGTCAAAGTCTGGTCTCCTTGTCGTGCTGGTGGATTATGGCGGTGATTTCGGCTTTTGGCACTTGTGGCACGAGTCTGGCGGTTTCTTCCAGGGTGATACCGTCCTCATGCCATTTCAGGATCATTTCCTCAAGGATTTTCTTCATTTGGTGCCCTCCAGATATGGGTTTTCGCTTGTGTGTGGCGGAAAGTCGCATTCCTGGTCTTTCCATCCTGCGGCGTAGCCTTCCTGCCATGCCTTGCGGCGCTCGTGTTCCAACCATTCCAAGCTGCACATGGTTTCCGGTTTATCGTGTTTCATGATTTCTCCTTGTTGAGTTTTTCGGCTAATTCGCAGGCCTTTTCGTCTGCCTGTGCGGTTTCTTCGTCGCGTCCGAGTGCTTCGAGCACGTGGCGGCATTTCCACGTGTGTACGTGGCGCTTCGAGGGTGGTATGCCGCTCATGTTGGCGCGGCGTTGGCACCAGCCTTTCCACAGGCGTGTCCAGTCGTTGACGGTGTGTGTTTCGCCGTAATGCCGTGAGTTGAATGCGTTCCATGCGTCCGATAGGTCGAGTTTCGGATAGTTTCGGATGATGTCGGCGTTGGCGTGCGCCTTCTCCCTGACCAGCTCGAAGTCGTTCAGCCCGATTTCTTTGGAGAAAGAAGAAGAATATTCTTCTTTCTCTTTCTTATCGGGTACGGGTACGGGAACGGGGCATGAGTTTGCCATCGACTTGCCATCGGTTTGCCATGCGTTTGCCATCGGTTTGCCATGGCATTTGCCATCGGTTTTGCCATTTTTGCCATTTTCGTCAACGGTTTTCCGTTTCCAACGACGGTCCGCGCCCCTCTTGCCCGCTTCGCTCCGCTTCCGGCGCAGAGCGTCCACCTCCTCCCCGTCCGGCTGATAGTCGCTCCAATCGTGGAACCAATAGCCATCCCGTTCATCGTCACGCTCCCACAATCCAACATCGCACAGTTCGCGCACGGAATCATCGGAGCCACGGAACATCGGCACCATGCGAGCGGGAATGAACCCGCCCGTCAATTGCTGCGCCGACCATGAGCCGGAACGGAGCCACAATGCGGTTGCCCCGTCAGACAGCATCGCGGTCTTCGGATTCGAAAAGAACGAATCATCCACCTTGAACCACATCGACCCTGTTCCCTTTCCTTGAGTTGCACGAGCGGCACATGGTCTGAAGATTCTCCATGGTGTCCTCGCCGCCAAGACTCCACGGAATGATGTGGTCAAGGCTCAAATGATCGGCGGCTCCGCATGTGACGCAACGGCAATGGTCACGTTCGTATACCATCTTGCGTAGCTTATTGCTGATCGGCTTCCTTGACCGTGGGTCGAAGCGCCTGAAGCTCTTGATGTGGTAGACGGGTTCTCGAAGACGAACCTTGTCTGTCTTCGTCAGGAAACCCGCGTCGATAATCGCCTGTAATTCATCGTCTTCGCCATCGAGAACGTACCGGATGACAGTGTATGGAATATCACCGTAGCTCCTGTTGTCGGAACACCAGGAAATCATCATCACGTAGAGGCCGATTGATGCCGGACTCTTTCTCATGAGTTCCAACATTGTTTCGTCTCGATACCATGAGACCGGAATCTGGAAATAGCCCATTTCAATCATCCCCTCTTGTGATGCCGTTGTATGCCATCCAGATTGCTTCCTGCCGTGGCGTGGTGCAGGGCAGGTCGGTGTAGTTGGTGTTCGCCCAGCAGCTTCCCACGTGGGGTTTCGCCATCGCGTCCAACGCTTCCGCGATCTCCACCAAGTCCGGTGGCGGGTCGAGCGTCACCATGCCAAGCCATCCATGACCGCCTGCTGAGCGGACACCAGGCGGTATCCGCAGTACGGGCAGGTGACGTAATATGTGCCGACGGTCTCGCCGCAGTGGGCGCATTCCACGTATCTGATGTTCATGATCGTTTCTCCTTGGCCGGTTTGCAGTTGTGTGGCGCTGGTGAGATGCTGCTGGTCTGACATGCGTATGATTGGCCGTCATCACGGAGGATGATGGTGTCAGCCGTATCTTCCGCCCAGCCGGCATAGCCGATGTAGTAGATGAGTATGGCGAAGAACATTACTTCGACGGTGATGCCGATTTTTCCAATCCAGTCTTCGATGTTCATTTCGTGTCCTCGATTGGCTTGCACCGGTGCGGTGCTTGGTGGATTCGGCTGACCTCACATGCGTAGGATTGACTGCCGTCGTGTATGACGATGGTGTCCGCCGTCGCTTCCGACCAGCATGCCCAGACAGCGAACGCGGAAACGACAGCTGCGAACAGGACTACAGCGACGATGGCCAATATCTCATCCATGTCTTGCACTATCCGATAGCTCATTTCGCGTCCTCGCTTTGATTCGGCACCTCGGACGGCATGGAGCCGCTGTAGCCAAGCATGGACTCGCAATGCTCATAGACCAGATACAGGCCGCGAAGTTTTCCATATGTGCGGTCGGTAGTGGCGTCCTCAGTGCACTTTATTTCCATCGAAAGCTGATCGCACCATGCCATGATTTCGTTGAGCGTCTTGTCTTTCTGTGTGACGTTGGTAGCCATGGTTAGTGTTCTTCCTCTTCGATTCGGATTGTGATTCGGTACCAGCCTTTTCGGCTGCTTGGTTCTCCACCTCGGTAGTCGGGGCCGATGATGTGTTTTGAGTCATCGTCGGGCCAGAATCCGGTATCGGTGAGCGCGTCAAGGATGGCTTTGACCATGGGCGCCGCGTTCTCCGGGTCGAAGCGGCCGTGGGTCAATGGGTGGATGATCGCGGTGACGTGCACTGGGAAGTGTTGTGGCCTGTGGTGGCCGTTTTGAAGCCAGAATCTGGCGAATGCCATGGCACGCTGTTTGACTGCGCTTGTGTGCGCGAATTTCACTCGCCAGTGGCCGCGACGGTTTTGCGTCCACCATTCGTCTCGTGGAATGTCCACGACGAATTCCTGCATCATTCCTCCTCTTCCTCGGCTTCTTCTTCGCATAGTGGGCATGGAATGGGGCGCGCCGGATACAGCGCGCACCCATGCCTGGGACATACCGGTTCCACGTCCGGCGGTTCAATCCATTCGCGCATCAGAATTCAGGCTCTGCTGGCGCACTCCACGGATCATCGGCCGGAGCCTGCGACTGCTGTTGTGCCTGCTGCGGCTGCTGATAGCCGCCACCGTTGCCGCCCTGGTATCCGCCTGACTGCATCTTCTGCACCTGCGCCGTCGCATACCGCAAGGAAGGGCCGATCTCGTCCACCTGAAGCTCGATGACCGTGCGGTTGGAACCGTCCTGCGCCTGATAGGAGCGCTGCTGCAAACGGCCTTGGGCGATGACGCGCATGCCCTTGCGGAGCGTCTGGGCGCAATGCGAGGCGAGGTCACGCCAGGCTGAGCAGCGGAGGAACAGCGCCTGACCGTCCTCCCACTGGTTGCTCTGCCGGTTGAACGTGCGCGGCGTGCTCGCGATGGTGAAATTCACCACCTCACTACCATTGCTCAAAGTGCGAATTTCGGGATCGGCGGTCAGATTGCCAATGATCGTGATAACGGTTTCTCCGGCCATCAGAAGTTCTCCTTTTCCTCGGTAAGCGGCGTGATGAAACGAAACGGCATTCTTTCAATCGGATCGCAGTTCAAAAGAGACTCCCAAGTCCTGTCACAGCCCAAATCGAGGGCTCTTGCGTCATAGTCGAACAAAAGCTGCTTCCACACATCGGCGCAGTGCACCCATAATTCGCCTTGCGCGTCACGGTAGATGCCGTCCTCGTCGGGCTCGGCATCGACAAGCTGATTCAGACACTCATCTTCAAGCTCACGCGCCATCCTGAGCCGATTTACGATCATCTCGGCATCGGTCTTCTCCGCTGCCATCACTCGGCCTCCTTCACGTCGGCTTCGGTTTCGGTGTCCGGCATGTCCGCTTCCATGACTTCGGCGGTCACGTCATCGGCTTCGTCGACGCTATCGTCATCGAGCACAGGTTGGAACACGTCGCCGTAGTCAGGCGTGGTGTCGTCATTGGAGGCGGCGGTCTGCGCCTGCACGGTCAAAGGCAGGTACGGGGCGGCACGACGGATGGCGGTCTTCTTGGCCATGGCCTCGTAGTCGGTCTTCCACGGGCCGAAATTGCCGCTCTTGCTGCGTGCTCTCGCCTGCTCGATCTCCTGACGGTTAAGGACGAGGAAGTAGTGTCCGCCGTCCTTGAAATGCGCGACCATGTACACGTGGGTCAGTTCGCCGGGAGTGGCGCATGGCACGTGGTGCAGATCCTCATTCAGGCCATACGAGTAGGAGAATTCGTCTCCCTTGTGGACGGCTCGGGCGCTGATGTCCACGAGCTGGCCGCTGCGGCGCGCCAGGTCGATCATGCCGCGATAGCCCATGATGAAGGTGGCCTCCATGCCTCCGGTCTTCTTGTTGCGGAAGGGCAGCACGTAGGCGCGTCCCAATCCATCCACGTTGGACGGTTCAAGGCCGAGCGCTGAGCAGGTCATGAAGCAGGAGAGCACGCTCTGCGGCGAGCATTCAGCCAGTTTCGGCGTCTTGTTGATGGCGCTGACGCACATCTGGTAGAGGCGGTCGGGGCTGATGTTGTTGCCGACCACGCTGGCGATGCGCGGCCAGCTCTTCTTCATCAGCATCTGGAGGTTCTTCTTCGGCGTCATCTCGACCATCTGTCGGCCCTGCGCCTGCTGTGCGATTGCTCCCATGATTTATTGCTCCTTTTCCTCGATGGATTTGAATGCGAATTTGCGGTATGTGGTGGCTTTGACGACGTATTCCTTGCGGGTCGTCGGCTTGTAGGTGGCTTGGAGGTTGCCGCAGCGCACGCCCGCATGCGAGCCGATGCGCAGGATGATCTGTTCCTGCAATTCCTTCTGAGTGGCCTTCATGTCATGAAGCATTCCGGTGACGCTCTCGTATCTTGCGAGCAGGTCGTACAGGTCGTCATCGGCGCTTTCGTCCACGATGTCCGGCGTGGGCTCCGGGAACGCCTTCTGCACGTCCCCGCCGGTCAACTGCGGTGGAGTGCCGGAAGTGACGAAATGCCAGAAGTCGGCTGCGGCCTTGTCGATCGCGCCCATATCCTCCACGTCGGCCTTGAACGGTATCTCCACCGGCTCGTCGTCTCCGATAGCCGCGTACACGTAGCCCCACGTCCATCCTGTGACGAGCGCGTAGAACTCGACTTGAGCCAAGTAGTATGGCGGAATTCGGAGGTTGCCGTCCTCGTCATGCCAGTCCCCCGCTCGACGGCTGCTCGCCGTCTTGATTTCGAGGATTCCAAAGCTTCCGTCCTCCCCTTGCAGGATGCCGTCAAGTGAAGCGCGCAGATATGGCTTGGCGCGCATGATGAACTGCTTGTCCGTGCCGTCAGTGACGAGCATTTCTGGATGCTGCGCGCGGAATCGCTTCCTTAATTCGTTTTCCAGGGCATTGCCCTTGACGATTGCCCACTTGTCGGAGATGTCCTCCGGCTCCACGCGGCCGGTCTTCTCAAGCCACAGCTCATATGGTGTCTTGAAGGAATTCAGGCCGAGGATCGTGCTCATGTCCGAGCCGCCCACACCCGCCTTACGGCTCTTCAGCCACGCGAGATGACGTTCCGTTTTCTTGCCCTGTTTGAACCGTTCGACCGTGTAGCGTTCCGTGTCCTTGAGTGGGATACGCTTCATTTCAGGCTCCCTGCTGATTGCTTGGCTTGTTTATGTCTGCTTTGATGATGTCGGCGTCGAAATAATCGACCAGGAGATTGGCGATATCCAACGCGGACGTCCTGAGCTTGATGGTTTCCGCCAGTGACTCTGGCTCGATGGTGAAAACGCCACTCTCGCTATTGAACTTGAGCCTCATTTCGCCACGTCCTTGCTGTAGTTGGCTTTCAGATCCATGAGTTCGCCGTTGAGGAGTTTCGTGGCGAATCCGTAGACCACTTTGTCGTTGGATTGGAACGCGGTTCGTTGCAGAGCGCTGATGGCGTCGAAAATGCCGGTCAATGCGTTGGAGATGATGGTGCGTGGGTTCTCGCACTGTTTTTCCGGTGCCGTCGTCTCATTGCTGGCGGTGGTTGTCTGGCTCATTGGTTCCTCCTTGTTGGCGGCTGGTTTCGATGCGACGGTCACGATGGTCTCCTTCTTCTTTCCGCTTGTGGTGATTTTGCGTGGCGAATGCTTGTCGAAGGCCGGCAATAGTCCCTCCTTGCGGAGTTGACTGATGATGTTGCCGACTGTTTTCTGGCTCATGCCTAGCGCTTCGGCTGTTTCCTTGCCGTCGAACGGCTGGCCTTGGTCGATGCGTTTTTTGCAGTGCGCGAGGATGAGATCGCGTTTCGACGGTTCCGCCGGTTTCGCCGGTAGGCCCTGCGTGAGGAGTCCGGCCTTGCGTAACGCCCGCATTTCGCCGATCTGGAGTCCGGCTTCGCCTGACTCGTCGTAGATGCTTTTCAGCTCGGCGAGCTCGTCGCCCGTGTATTCGTGTTTCAACGTGTTCCTTTCCTGAGTCTTTCGATCAATCGCCTGTTTTCGCGGATGAAAGCGTCCACGTCCATTCCCTGCTGCGTGAGGGTCGGTTTGCCGGTGTCGACGCGTGCTTTCCCGTCGCTTTTGACGTTTGGATGGCTTTTGCACTGTGTCGCCGGAACGAACATTCCGTTTTTCATCTCGCCACCGTCCTCGTGTACTGGTGTGCTGTAGCCCAACGCTCGGCCACGTCACGCTCGTAAAGCACCGGGCGCCTGTCCTGCTTGCCAGCTGGTGGTTCAGGGCCAAGCTTCAGATACTTCGGCCCCCTGCCATTGCTCCGCCAGTTGGCGAGGGTTCGTGGACTCAAGCCGATCATGGCCGCGAACTCCTCCGGCCGAAGCAGGTCAGTCATTCGGCTTCTTCGGGCAGTAGCGGGCGATGAAATAGCGCTGTCCCTTGCCTGTGACCTTTGGTGTGCGGCTGATGGTCACGTGGCCGTCCGAATGTGTCACCGCCGTCTCCTTGATGCGGAACAGGCCGAGGTCCATCGCCTTCTGGGTCGGCACGTTGCGGTTCGAGCCGGACTTGCCGAAGAACCCATCATCGCGAAGAAGCTGAAAAAGCCGATTCTGGCCGATGTTCAGACCATTCTGGCGCAGCATCTTCGCCAATTCGCCCACCAGGCACGTGCCGTCGGACGCGGCCACCGCGTCGGCGAACAGGGCTTTCGGTTCGAGTTCAACGATACGCGACTGCTGCGCGGCGATGCGACGCTTCTGCTCCTCCATGGTGCGTTGGCCGATCATCACGGCCTTCGCCAGGATGGTTATGTCGTCGTCGGTCTCGCTGGCTGGAATGTAGCCGCCGGTCCTGCGGATCTGCGGCAGCACCTCGTGAGTCACCCAACGTTTGAACTCGTGAGCCTCGGGCTTGCGGGAGCCGAGCACGAGCGCGTACAGGCCGGCTTCGTTGACGATGTTGGTCTCACCCTGACGCCCTAGATTGAACCTAGACCGTTCATCATCGTCAAGCCTTTTCAACGCATCGGATGGATTGCTGATTTCGAGGATGTCGCATACGTCCTTGGCGACGAACCAGGGCTCCCCCGCCTCGTCGGTCAGGGTACGCAACGCAGCGTTATTGAAGTAGAACTGTTGGATTTCATTGCTCATTGACTTTCCTTTGCTTGTTGACGTTGTGTGCCTCACCCTGACGAGTGGATGGGGCTGAGTGGCTGGCGTCGGTGTCGAACCGATGCCGTCCTTGGATTCCGAACGCCCCTTTGACTGGTGGAACATGACCTGAACGTGTTCGCGGCCGGTGGCGTGGCCGACGGCGACTGGCCGTCAGGCGGACTTGAAAGGGTTGCAAACACCGGAGTGCCTGCGTTTTTTTGATAGAGAGAGAAGAGATTGGAATCCGTGGACGGGCGAACCGTCGCCCAACCGAAGCCACGACAGAATGGTTGTGTATGTAAACGCCGTGGCGGATATTTTGTTGTTTGTCGATATTCAGTTATGGTTCCCGCCAGCCGACTGGTGAACGTGGATGTCCGCGAAAAACATCCCAGATTTGGTTTGTTTTGTTGGACTGTCGGCTGGTGGGAAGTCTTTAGTCGCGTGGCGCGAATCTGACGATCAGCCACAATGCGGTGGCGATGTACACGCCTTCCACCATGAGCGCGGCGGTGGTGCTGCCGCCATGCCATGTGAGCATGATGGTCAGGCTGGAGATGAGGCCGATGCTGACGATGGCGAAGAGGATGCGGCGGCGCGTGTAGTTCGGCTTCCGCGTCTTCTCTCGCTGGTCTTCGAGCCAGTAGTTGTGGTCGGTCATTTCGCCATCCTCCTTTCGGATAGTTCCTTCAAGATGCGGTTGCAGTCGCGGCGGATGTTCGCCAGGTCTGTCTGCGTGAGCAGGTATCGCGCGTGGCTGTCGCACGTGTCGATGGCGAGCTGGATGACGGCTGAATGGTCGCTGCGAGTGGTGCCGTCCTCGATGATTCGCAGTTCGAATGATTGGCTCATCGCATGTTTCCCAAGTCGTCGTTGAGGCTGTAGGCGAAGTTGTCGAGGGTGCTTTCAGGGATGTCCGCAAGGACTTCCTCGCCGTCCGCGTGGAGCTCGATGAGTTGGCCGCTCTTGTCTTCCTGGATGCGGATGGCGTAGCCGGTGGTGCCGATGAGTTCGATTCGTGGTTTCATGGTTTTCCTTGATTCCGGCGGTGCCGGCGGGTTAAGCAGTTGTCCGCTCATTTCTGTGCTTCCTTGACGATCGTGTCGATGATGACGTCCACGAGGCCGGTCACGTCGATGTCCATCGGTCCGGTGATGTGGCCCAGGAATCGGCTAGCGTCGATTTCATCCCACTGTCCCGCGTATTGCGGGCGAATCATGTCGCCATGCTCGGCGAATTCGTCGAAGACGGCTTTCACGCAGGCTTTGCGCAGTTCTCGGGTGTAGGTCTTGCTGTCCATCGGACGCTCCTTTGGTTGTGGATTTCAGGCTTTGAATTGTTTGATGCTGTCGATCGGCTGGATGAGGAGCATGATGAGGTTTTCTGGTTCCATGTCGAGCATGGATGCCGCTTTTTCGATTTCGTCTGTCGAGAGTGGCGTGTGGCCTTTGAGCCTGTTGTTTACGGCTCTGATTTCGAGGCCCCATACTTTCGCTAGGTCTTTCGGTGTCTTGTCGTGTCTGGCGAGTTCCGCTTTGAGGTTTCTGCTGGCTGTTTCCGTCAGACCGGCCATTCATCCTCCTCGATTCCCCGCTTGGCGAGGCATGCGCGCCAGTCGTGCCAGCCGGGGCCGCGCATGTGACCGCACGGGTAGTGGTCGGGGGTCTTGGTCTTCTTGGTGCTCAACATCTCGTTTTTCCTTTCGACGGTTTTTACTCTACGCAAATTCGTAGTTTAAACCTATGAATTTGCATAGTTCTTTACAATTTGTACACAATGACTACGTAATTGGCTATAATGGAGGCATGGGTATGAGAGCAAACGAAGTGACCGCATTCGCAAAACAGGTCATGCGAGAATGCGTCAGACTTCAAAAAGCCAGCGGCATGACCGTCAAGGATTTCGCCAAGGCCTGCGGCTTCGGCGAGGACTACTGGTACAAACGCCAGAACTTCACACGCCCGCTCAACCTGAGTGACCTGGAACGCATCAGCGAAGTGACCGGCGTATCCATCGGAGACATCGTGACGGACTCCAAACGCCACGCCGTCGAAGCCGCTGAAAGGAAAGCGCAGGCAGGCGGTTACGGTCTTGCCGCCTATGACGCCGCTGGCAAGCAGGAGGCCATCAATGGAGAGGCTGGGCCGGATTACGACGAGCCTGCCTGACCTGCCGATCGACCGGCGCATGACCTACGGTGCCATGCGCCGCGCGATTGTCGGACTGCCGGTCACCGTGTCCAGCGCCATACTGCCGAACGGACTATGGGGCTGCTACGACAACGAAACCCGTGTCATCCTCATAGACCGGCGACTCACGTATACAGCCAAACGCTGCACCCTCGTACATGAATTGCTGCACTGGAAGCATGGCGACACCGGCTGTTCAAACAATCGTTCGAAGCAGGAGCGACGGGCGAGAACGCAGACCGCCCTCACGCTCGTCGATCCTGCCGAGCTTGCATTGCTCGAACACATGTACGACGACGACCTATGGTCGATAGCAGACGAGCTGAACGTGACCATGCAGGTGCTTGCGGACTACCAAGCCACGCTCAACGCCTCACCTAACGGACGAATCACCTTTAGCGATACCAAAGAAAAGGTTTTCAATGCGTAAAAAAATCATTGCCATCACAGCTGCGACGCTTCTCCTGGCGACGGCCTGTAGCTGCGGAAGCCAGCAGGAGCCGGATTCCACGACGGCCAAGACGCCGGACGCCAGCGCACAGCAGGAGAAGCCACAACAACAGGCAGCCGAGAAGACGGCGCAGAGCTTTGTGGACGAGTTCAACGCGAACTCATCAACGCAGATAACCAACGTCGAGAAATTCACGCCGAGCGATGCGAACGGCCCATATTACCGGACGGAGTATCGCACCGGCGCTTTCTCCACCGCAGACGCTCTCCACGGAAGACTCGGCCAATCGTCGGTGGACGTGCTGGTCTACGGGGCAGTGCTCGGATACGGGAAAAACGACATGGTTCGCGTCTACGTCGATGGGCCACATGATGAGATCGACAGCGTATTCCCCATCATGGCGAAGATGCTTGACCCGTCGATATCCGATCAGGACATCCAAAGTCAGATGGCGAAGGAGTATCCGTCCAATGATCTGATTTACGCCGATACGCATGAGTTGATCGAGCGGGCTTATGTCGATGGCGATCATGCGTTTCTCGATGCGAAAATCAGCTAGCGGTTTATAAGTCTTTATAAGTCTTTATAAAGCTTATATTTGCTTCAGGCGCTCGAATACCTGTGCCGTCTGTGCGGCATCGTCGGCGGCCCTATGACGCTCCGTCTTGGCGATGCCGAAATAGCGGATGAGGTCGAGCAGTCTATGGCGGTCAAGCTGCGGCAGCAATGCCTGGGATAATTCCATCGTGTCGTAGAAGCTCACGTCCGGCATTCCGGCGCCGACCCTCTGCGCCTCCCTAGCGATCACCGGAATGTCGAAGCGTCGGATATTGTGGCCTATCCAAGTGTCACGCCCACAAAAAGCGTAGAACTTGGGTAGCGCTTTGTCGATGGTGGGTTTGCCTTTGACGTCCCGGTCGGTGATGCCGGTGATCTGCGTGACCTTGGCCGGTATCGGAATCTGCGGTTTGACGAGCTGGCTGAATGACGCGACCTTGCGTCCGTGCCTGATTCTCACGGCTCCCAATTCAATGATTCGAGCGTCACGACCTAGGCCGGTGGTCTCAATATCCACAGCCACGTAATCGTCCTCCACGCCACTATTCGCATTGACGTGGGTGATTGGTGCCGTTTCCACTGTTGGAGCGTCTGAGGTGGCTTCCGGCGATGATTCAGGCGCATTCTCCGCTTGATGCTTATGGCGCGGCTCAGGTTTGAGGAAGAGATGCCAGAAAAACCATGCGAGGAATGCGAGGAGCAGAATCGTTATGATGCTTGTGGCCAGATCGTACTTCGGCGTGGTGATGGTGTCGTATATGCCGTAGATGCCGGAGATTGCGAACAGCACGGATAGCACGAGGTAAATCAGTTTCTTCATCGCTTCCCCTTCCTTCTCCTTGCTTCAAGCTACCGCAGATGGGGATTGGACGTGCCGATTCTTTCTTCCTTCGGCGCATTGGCGCTCTTGTAAAAAAATATATAAACACATGTATTACATGTATATAGTATATTTAAATACCCCTATGAGTTTTAAAAGAATATATCTCTGTGAGTGTGTTTAATACACCTCTTGTGGTATAGTATTTCACATAAGGAAAAGCCCTTGGCGTGAGGTTTGAAGAGCACGCCAAGGGCAGGAAACGGACTAACGTCTCCACGTAAGATTTTACCTCTAGGCGTGGAGAGGAAAGCGATGGAAAAGATGGGATACCGCAACGCTGGAGCAGTCTACGAGCTCAGCCGCGCAGGAAAACTGCTCAAGCCGCGAGGCGGCAAGATCACGGTGCACACGATGGCGGAACTCATGCTCATCGACATGGCGCTCTCAAGCTACGACTGGGACAGAGAACACCAAGAGCCAATCCGTGACGCTAAATCCAAGGGCTATCCATGCCGCTACTACACGAAGGGCTGGAAGACGCTTGCCGAAGACCACGGAATGATGGCACTCTCCCCCGAGCAAGTCATCGGCAAGTCGGAAGAAGAGGTGGAAGCCGCGATGAAAGCACGTGAAGGCACCGCCAAGGTCCGAATCGTCCAAGCATGGAAATTCCTCCGCGACCAAGGACTCATCAAATGCCTACAGCCCGCCACCCTCGGAAAGAACGCCGGATACTTGCTGCTGCTTGGCGACGACGAGGAGAATCTGGCGGTGGAACGGTGGGCGCGCCAATGCCTCAACCTGCCAATGGTCTGGTGAGCCACGCCCATCCGTGCCCACATTTTGCCCACGTTTTTCGGAGAAATGACGTGATTTGCAGTGAATTGGAGTGAATTAGGAAAGTCTGAAAACCGTTGGAAATAAAAGGAAAACCGCCATCTCTGGCGGTTTCCAAAAGTGCCTCCAGCGGGACTCGAACCCGCAATCCGAAGAGGTCGATTTTAAGTCGACTGCGTATACCGATTTCGCCATGGAGGCTTTG